CTATCTTCCTCTGTTGTTTCGCAACCAAAAAGACTAAAGCTTAAGTGTTCTGCACTTGCATACACTTTTACTACATCTGTTTGATTTAATGTTATACCAATTACATGAGCTTGTGTTGTATTTGATGTACTTGTTACATCATAAAACAAATACTCTTTATTACTTGTTGTAGCTCCTGCTACAGATACATTTATTCTATAACTATGATTACTATTATTTCTATTGCATATAACTATAGAACTTATAGTTGTTTGAGTCATATCAGGAACTGTATAAAGAACTGTTTCAGTTGTTGCAGCAGGTGCTGATTGTCCTAAGACTTTTAAATTATCAGACACTTTTGCCTCCCATTAATAAAAATTGATGCCTTTTAACACTTTTACTTGCTACAACGCTTTGCATTTTTTGTAATTTATCTATTTCTATAGCTAAATCTTGTACTGCTTGTTCTATAATTCTTCTTGTAACTGATTCATCTGTCGTATTATATTCTTGTTGTGCTAAAGGTAATGCTATTGTTTTAGGATTTGCCATTATCTTTTACCATCTGGTCTTATATCTAATCTTAAATCACCTAGTCTCCAACCATAATCAGCAGATGAATTAGATACTTTGATAGCACATTGCCTGCTTCTTGCTCTAGTATTTGTAAATGTAGAGTCAGGAGTTACTGATACTGTTGATAAGGTAGACAAATCTTGTAATGGATAATCTCTACCTTTAATTGTTATTGTTACATCATCTGTAGTAGATTGTTGGTCCCTAAATTCTATATCAGGTATTATCTTATTTACTGCCATATATTTTTCTCCATCTGGGTCTAAATCAAAATCACTTGATTCAATATATGCAGTAAAGTCACTACCATCATTACTATGTCCTACTTCATGTGCGAACAAGTAGTTATTATTATTTGTACTACTATTTTTACTAGCTGCTATAGGGTTATTTAATATGTAAGCTTCATCCCATGCTGTTCTAACAAAATCATCTGTTGTAGTGCCAATAGACCAAACTTGTTCTAAATAGTTATACATAACATATTTATCTACTTCTAAACTATCTCCTGATGGATAAAACCACATAATTTCATTAGCAATACTATTAACTGCACCAAACACTTTAAATGCTTGACCTTGGTTTAAATCACTTAATACATAATCTAATACAGTGCATGGTAATCTTTGTGCACTACCTGCATATGTATAAAATCCGCCATTATCCATAAAGTAAACTTGATTATTAGCATTAACTGCTGCATTAGGAGATATTAAAGATGGACCATTAGCAACTTCATTAAATGAAAATACAAATGGTGCTCCTACAAATCTCATAGAAACTATACCTACATCAGTCCATATAAGTATTTCTTGTCTTGTTCTTAAAGCTCCTATTATAGTAGAACCCATTGATAACTGTACTCCACCAGCTTGATTAGTTGCTGTTGGTGTCCAGTCAGTAATACTTTCTGTATCTGAAAATCTAACTAATAAAGGGTCTAAATTAGAAGAGCCTATAGGATTACATCCAAATGCTATAACGTGTTTGTCTACATCTGAAAGCATAATTTGAAATGTTTTTGTTGGCACATTGCTAGCACCACCTAAACTTGTAACATTTACTGCTCTGTTATTAGTTCCAGATGATTCATCCCAATAATAAATACCATCAGACCTAGGATTTAATATAGTATCATCACCAAAATTATCTATTGACCATAATCTTAACTGATTACTTGACACTAAATTACTTGTAGAACCCCATGTACTTGCACCCCATGTACCTGCACCCCAACCTGTAGATGATACATATACATCTAATCCAGAATTTAATTGATAAGCTCCATCTACTCCAGAGCCACCATTACCAGTATCACTAGAATTAGCTGTCGCTGTAGCTGTAAATGTATAAGTATTAACACTAGGTACTGAATTTATTTGATATTCTTGATTTAAAACTGTAGCTGTTATATTACCGCCTAGACTTACAGCCTGACTAAATGTAACAAAATCTCCTGTAACTGCTCCATGGTCAGTATCAGTTGCTGTTATAGTAGTGCTGCCATCAGTAGCAGAAAAAGTAATAGCATTAGTCGCTGTTTCTCGTATGGGGGTAACATCATTATAAGTCCCTCCTTCTAATACATAAAATTTTTGATGTGTTCCTAAAGTAATATAATCTGTACCTACAGAAGATTTGTATGGATATATTTTTCTACAAGTGCCTATAAAACTACTTGTGCTTTGTTTTTCCCATCCACCAATTCTTTCAGGTCTGCCTTTACGAAACCTAACTTTATCTGCATCAAACCAGCCACCTTCGTTACTATAATTAGTACCTTCTTTGTTTATACCTGGTTTAAATACATATTTTCTTAATGGCATTATTTATACCTCGTGCCATTCTTTACCTTCAAAAAGTAAAGCCTCTGCTTCTCTACGTCTAATTAACCCTTGTAAAACTTTACCGCCAGCTTTATTCCATCTTTTAATTTGTGCAGGAACATCATCCCAATCTTTATTATTAATTTTTGTAAGTAATGTGCTTGAAGATAAATTTGAAGGTCCTAAATTAAATACCCATGATACTAAAGCATCAAATTGATTTTGATTTAAATCAACATTAACAGCATCATTAATATAACCTTCATATTCATCCATTTCATGTAGCAATAAATTATCAGCTTCTTCTTGAGTAATAGTGTCACCTTGTTTAACACCTTTAATTGAGCCAAATCCTATTGTCCAAACTCCTGCTGCACATTTATAAGCTTCTAACTCACAACCTTCAAATTTTTTAATTAATGATAATCCTTCTTGTGATATGTTCATTTGTTTACTCCTCTTTATTTGTAGTAACTGTTCTATAATACACAACAACTTCTTTAAGTTCATTTATATACCTTTTTAATTCTTGCATATTGTAAGCCATCACCTCGTAATCAGGTATTGTCATAGCTAAAAAAACTAATTCACCTTCTTGTTTTTCAATTTTTGCAAGTTGTTCTTCCCAATTATCAGGCGTAACAACAATCCACATAGGTTCTTTTAAATCTATTTCTCTAGGCATAATAGGTTGCACTATAGTCCTATCTAATGGTTTGGCTGTAACTTCTATTTGTTTAGTCGGAATTAGGCTGCAACTGCAAACCATTATCAAGGTCGTCAACAACATTGCTGATTTCTTCGATTTCTTCCATAATGTGTTTTGTACCATTATTTATTTTCCTTTCCATTTCTACTGGGTCTGCAAGTATTTTTGCAGATAATTCATAATCTTTTATAAACTGTGTATATCTGTTAAGTTCTCTTTGTGCTGCTTGACTTTTAACTGTCAGTTCATTTAATTGTGTTGTTTGTAAAACAAAATCATTTTGCAAACTTTGTATTGCTTCTTCTTGTGATGCTATAGCACTTTCTAAAGCAAGATTATTAGACTTTAAAGTAGTATTTTCGTTATATAAAAAATAAGTCGTAAAACCTAAAAATAATATTATGCCAATAAATACTTGTTGCATTAAACATCCTCTATAATATAGTTAAGACCTGCTGCACTTCTATATTCAACTAATTTATTATCTTCATCACGAAATTTAAGATGTTTTTCTTTTTGTGTAATTATTTTTTTAGATATGTATGTTCTATCATCTGCATCACCATATTCTTTATTAAAAGATACAGTAATTTTGTAACGTGTTTGAAATAAACTTATAAACCATTTAAAAATTAATTTTAATTTTATTTCCATGTGTATACCTGTAATGGTTTAGACTTGCCTTTAACCTCTATTGGTTTTAATAATTTTAACTTAAATTTAGATTTTTTGGCAGTTTCTTCGCCTATTAATGTTCCTACACCTGCAACTTTGGTACTTGATTCTAATCTTGCAGCAATATTACATGGGTCGCCTATAAGAGAAAATGCAAATCTATCAGTAGCTCCAAAGTTACCTGCAATACAAATACCACTATTAACTCCAATACCTATTGCTATCTCAGGTATACCTTCTTCTTTAAATTTAATATTTAACTGGTCTATGTTTTTTTCTATTTCTTGTGCTGCTTGTAAAGCTAAATTATGATGGTCATCTTGTGGAATTATTGTATTCCAATGAAACATACCTGCATCACCAATAAATTTATCAGTACATCCAAAATATTTATTAGCTGCTTTTACTTGTACATCT